AATCGGCCTAGAAGCGAATAATCCAGGCACGCCTGTGGGAAAAGTAGGATTTTGCTCATTCATTCTAGATTAAGAAGCCCTTTTTCAACTAAAATTCCACGATTAACCAAATGACCTTTAGCAATCGAGTCTTTACTCTGTCCATAATACGCGACAGCTAGGTTTTCTTCTATCATTTTGTGATTGATATTCGTACCGTCGATAATAAGCGAGCCAAGAACGCGACCGAACTTACCTTTCTCGTCTTTTTGCGTGCGGATAATAATATTTTTTCCGTTTTTAACGGCTTCCTCCAAAAATTTTTTAGATAACAAGCCACACTTCTTCTCTTGAGGATCACGAGTTCTAGATTCTGGTGTATCTATACCGTATAAACGCACGGATGTGTTAAATTGAATATGAAAACCGAGGTCTATTGTCGCAATCAAGCTGTCCCCATCTATCACTCTGACGGGTTTGCACGCGTACTCATACACAATTATTTACTCGCTTTCTTTTTGCGGCGTACCGTCTTATAAGCTTCGTTTTTGTTAGGCGTGGATTTGTCGTCCGCCACATATTGACCTTTAGCGTTGCGGTTACGCACTGTAACGTCTTCGCTTTTGGTCACAAAATTGAACATTTTTCTTAACCACTTCATATCAAAACCTCTTTGTCTTTGAAAGTATTAAGAAAAAGTATATCTAGCCATTCCTCAAACGTCAAAACAGCGACCTTATGATTCTTTTTCTCAAACGTAGGATTTATGGCGTATAGGGGTACGGTACAGCGAATAGGTTTGTTGTTAAATTTCCAAACCAATATGGGTGTCAAGTCTTTTGCGGCACCACAGACCTGATTCCACCAAGCGGTTTGATATGTCCAACCAGATTTATAAGCCTTGCATTCAATCGCATGGCCTGGTATCTCAATATCACAAAGGTTTGCGCTTTGATACTGATCGAGATTACGCTTGCACGTAATATCCAGGTTGTGAGACGCGAAAAAATCATTTAAGCGATTGACAATCTGTCGTTCAAACGCCGCGCCCTTCTTGCGTGAATCAGTCATGCCCCGCATTGTAACCGATAAAAAAGTTTCGCGTTGAGTTTTTTTAGTTTTTGAATGTACCAAACTCAGCTATAGCTATGCGACATGCGCTGTCACGCATTTGGGGTGTACGGGGTTGATCAAATAATAACCAATTCTGACCGTTTTCCAAACGTAATAGAGTCCCTAGTATCCCCTCTGCTCAGAGGGTTGGCTCAGATGCGTGCAAAATTACGCGTTTATGCGCCTGTACGTGCGATTTGACGTGTTTTTTTGCTCATGGCCTGCAGTTTTGCCGATTTTTGCGCGCCGCAGTAAGAGAGGCCTCTTACGAGGTTTAAACGTATGTAATATTTTGTTTTGTTTCCTAGAAATCTTTTGGATCGTAATCTGTTTTTGCACCTAGCAACTGGTTAAGTCTTTGCTTGATGTCATCCTTACTCATCGCATCGATGTTCGCGTTGATGTTTAGATTCTGGCTCCTGTGTATATTCAGGCCGGCCAACTGGTTCAACTCCTTGATTGCTGAGACAGCCGCGTTGTAATGCCCCGCCTCAAAACTTGTCTCTGCTATCTTCCACAACATCGAGCCAGTCTTTTCTGGTGTTATCGCATACTTCTCACGCAACTCATCTTGTTTGATGCGAACCGCTCGCGTCACATTCTTAAACGACTTGCCGTTGAGCATTTTCGTTGCCGCACTTGCCGGATACGAGAAGCCCGCACGTCTCGCCGCTTCCGTTTGCCCGCACGCACCTTCGGTGTAATGCCAAACGAACGCGGCTTGCATCTCGGTTAGCTCGAACTCCTCATCAATTGGAAACGCACTCGGCGTTTTAACTAATGGCTCACGTTCTTTTTTTGGTCTGCCACCTGGGTTCTTGGATACCATCCTTTACTCGTTACCTCTTCAAACGTCTCTCTCAGTTCGTGCTCGGTCAATTGTCTCAATCCCCATGCACGTCTTTCTTCTATGTTCTCATTTTTCCATTTAGCGTACAGTAATTGCTCTTCCATATCGTCCTCCTATTAAACAGGGTACAAGGCACAGGGTTTCATTAGTGAACAATTATATAGCGTCCTATAGATACCCCTACCCCTATATACTATATATAATATATATATTTAGTCGTTAAGAATATATAACCTACCCTCCCCTCTACCCTCTAAAACAGGGTACAGGGTACACAGGGTACTAGGTTTCATTCCAAGTTCTGCTTTTAAAGTCCTCATCATTAATTGGTTTATAGTCCAAATCATACAATTTCTTACCATTCGACTTACGCGGCTTGTACCCTTTTTCATGTAATACCCTAGCCGCCTCCTTAAAATCGGTGACCCGTGGATTTGCAATACCGAGATCTTTTAAGAGCTGAACCATCTGCACCGGTTGTGTTAGTTTGCTATCGAATCGCACTTGTTGCAACACCAGTTCCTCAACTGCAGTCGTTGTCCTGCTCATCTCATTACTGTTCTGCAACATATCTCTCTCTTCTGATGTGAGAAACCAGTTGCTGTTACTGCCTTGTGCTTTTTGCCATATCTCTGCCCAACACTGTTGCATATCGATATTGTGCTTAAAGTTAATCTTGTGCACGCGCACCGTCCAGAATCTCCGATTCCCCGTGCTGTCAACGAGGAACTCGCGTTCATTCACTGATCCAAAGAATGCTGTGCGACGCACGTAGCGCGAGAATGCTCGGCCGTATGGCAATCTTAGCTCGTCTTTCGCTTTGGTTAGGAATGCCTTGAGCTTGTCTATGTCACGCTTGAAGGTTGAGCCTAGCTCTCCGAGCTCCACAATAAAGTGTGATAGCACCGATCTCACGCTATCTTTGTCTGACGGATCAAGCGTTGCACCTTCTAGAAACCATTCGTTGTTAGGCAGTAAGCTTTTAATCCAGGATGTCTTACCGATTGCTTGCTTACCCTGAAATATTAGAACGCCCTCTAGGTTTGCTCCGCGTTCCTGACAGCCCACTGCCGCGCATCCCATCAGCCACTTACTCATCAATATGTTTTTTAATTGTTCATCCTCTGCTGTAATCGTGTCCAATAAATCTTGTATGCGGCTGACGCCATCCCAAGGCTTTGACTCGATCCACTCTTTCACTGGGTTATATTCTCTTGCGAGTAACGGTATGTTTTTGAGCATCCTACCTTCTGGTACAAACGCCTGGATACAACGGTTTTCTAGTTCCGCCAGTTGCGCCTCCTCACTCAGATCATGAATAAACTCCATGTCCGGTATCTGTATCTCCATCTCTTTGCTTATGACGTTGTAGCGTATGTCAATATTCGATTGTTCAAACAGCGTGCGATAGTTCTCTGTTGTTGCCATGATGCGCCCACCGGGTTTATTTCTTGCGAAATCGACCTCCTGTGTATCCATCGGCACTTCTTTGACAATGAGTTCACCCTCCAACTGGTTGACCGCATCGTTAAAGTCTAGCCCCTGCTCTTCGGGTAGCTTGATCTCTGCCTTACCATTTTGTTGTTTGATCCAGTTAGCCGCGTATTCTGCCGCCTCTTGCCCTGTGTTTGATTCATCATTATCTGCTAGGAACACATGGGTAGCGTTTGGAAACCATTTGTGGAAGGTCTTCGGCACTTCTTTCATACCGTTGGCATCACCCGTAATAATCACAGGCTCCTGCTGTTTAACATAATCAAACCAGGATGCACCCGTTGCATACCCTTCTACATAGTTAACGCGTGTCGGCGCTTGTTGCAATAGGTTCGCGCCGATCACCGCCCAGGTGCCTTTACGCTTCGCACCCTTGTGCCACCACTTCTGCCCACCATCCGGTGGTATGTACGATAGCGTGACAATTTGTTTGGTTTCATCTCGATAAGGTATCAACAGATAACCCTCGTAGTCTGGGCCTTCGCTGACGCGTAGACCATGACTAATGACGTTCTTGTTGGTTAGATACGGATGATCTGTGCACTCAGGTGATGATTGCCAGATTTTTAATACTTCTTGTTGCGCTTCTTTGTGTTGTTTTGCCAGTTCCTTTTCATACTCGCGCCTTGCCTCGATGACAGCTTGCGCGGCTTTTTGTTGTTCCTCCGGGGTAATCTCTCCCTTCTGATTAGCTGTCCACTGTGCAAGCGGTGCATCTCCGGCGCGCCAATCAAAGCAGGCACCAAACGGATATTCTTGATGCAAAAAGAAATAATACCAACCTTTTAGCCGTCTATCTCTTCCGCCGGCTTCTGAATAACACTTGCCCCTACCGTGCTCATTTAACGGTTCAGCAAGCTCTAAGCCATTGTTTTTTAAGAAGTCTATAAAACTTGTTACGTTGTCCTGTGTCAGTGGTCGTTTAAAATTCTTAGACGATCCACTTGATATTTTTATCGCCATCCTTTACCCTTTCGTTCATTGCAAACTTTTGCAATAATATACAGATATTCACACAAATAAAAGAGGTATTTAAAAAATGGCAATAATCGTTGATCAGGGAAGTGGCGGAGAAGGTTACGAACAACTACCGCCAGGTAACTATCAAGCGACTTGTTACAAGATTGTGGATGTCGGTACGAACATGGAAGAATACATGGGTGAAGTCAGCAAAAAAACGAGTATTTATTTATTTTTTGAAACTCCCGATGTGAAGACTGCCGAGGGACGTCCGATGTCAATCTTTAACAAGTACACTAAAAGCTTGAATGAAAAAGCAAAGCTACGTCAGCACTTACAACAGTGGCGTAATAGACCGTTTACAGAGGCTGAGTTAGATTCTTTTGATATGCTTAACATACTGGGTGTTTCTTGTACCATCGAGGTCGGTGAGAATAAAAACGGTAATGCTAAAGTGATGGGAGTGTATGCGGCGGAAGGTGGCAGTAAGAAAATGCCAACGCATAACGAGTGCGTGACGTTTGATCTTGAGGAATATGTAAAAGAGTTTAGCGGTGAGTCATGTCCTGAGTCAAAAAGAATGTGCGATATCTTTGAAGATTTACCACGGTTTATGAAGACAGCTATCGCAGGTGATGAGAATGAAGGTAAAGAGCCTTGCTTCGAGTATAAAGCGGCAGTAGAAAAAGGGCGTGGTGCTAAAGCAAAAGTGATAGAACCGAAAGCGGAGGAACCGTTTGTAGATGATGACATCCCGTTCTAAAGATCAGGTTGTTGAACCGTCTCATTACACAAGTAATAAGGGCAGACAGACCTGGGATCAGATAAGCGAGATACTTGGTTACGAACAAGATGTAGGGTACATGCGAGGTAATGTAATCAAGTATTTGGCACGGTTCGATAAAAAGAACCCTGAAGATCCCGTACAGGATTTGTTGAAAGCCCGACAATATTTGGATCGACTAATAGCGGTCGTGTCCAAAGGACAAGGTTGATTATCGTTCTCTTCCTACCCTGCTCGTTGCCAGTGCGAGTGTCCGAACACTGGCTTTATTCAAAGGGAGAAAATAATGAAATTTCAAATAGGAATCTATGAAGATCTCGATTATGAGACTTATGCAAGCATACCCGCGTGGCGATCTCACGATCTGACAACGCTAATTAAGTGTCCATACTCATGGAAGCACCAGAAGCCATTGACCGAAAGTCCTGCCTTGTTAGAAGGTCGTGTACAGCACACGGTGTTT